TACTTCGCGAGAGTCAATGGTCATTCCCTCATTTCGGGATATAACAAATTGCGAAGGATTAAGTTTTTCCTCGCTATTTCTTCCTAAGAATCTATCATACCATGCCATATTTGTCTCTCTGTTTCTCGACCCATCTTTTTTGTTTCTCTGCGTGTATCAATTTGGGTCTTTTACCATATATTGAATGTAATTTCATATGGTGACTATGGCAGAGTGTTACTGTATCCTCGTAAAGTTCTTTATAGTGTTCATCAATAAAGGCTTCTCGAATCTCTAGTATTTCTTGTTCGTTTTTAATAATTAATTTTTTCTTTTTTATCCAAGTTTCTAGTAGTTCTGTAAGCCCGTGGTAGTGATGAAAATCTAACTGTTCGGTGGAATCACATATAAAACAATTGCTTGATTTATTATATTGTGATTTCGCTTTATCTCGTACGTATTTGACTAAATCTCTTTTGAAATTCATATTTCTACTCTTAATTAGAATTATACCAAAAACATACAGCAAATGTCAAGAACTGTTTTTTACAGGTCTTATTAGAACGTTGTGGCTGATGTTTCAAATGTGTATAACGCGTATCGCATAGCATCGGCCATATGGGATGCCATGTTATGCTTTGGTTTCTCTTTTAATAAATTAGGGTTTGGGTCCCATTGATACTGGTCCAATGAGATAAGTGCTTCTTTGCAAGTTTGGTCGACGATTATTTCATCGTTATCGACTACAGTGGCTACATGTCCAATTCCATCTAATACAGATTTCTTAGCATTTATAGTACTGATATCATAATTTTGTGCAAAGTCGTATCTTGTTTGTTGAGCTGCAGAGTCAATATAAATATAGTCAATATCCCATTTATGAATTAATTTTTGAATCTGAACTGCATGTTGTTCTGTTGTTTTTTCCGCATCCATGTACTCATCTATAAGATAGTACTTTTTCGCATCCCAGTCATATGCGATTACGCAGAAAGCTGTAGGGTCTTTGTAACCTACGTCAAGGCCTGCAAAAACATCCATATTACTTACATCAATTTGAGATAAGTCTGCTATACAAGTCTCATGATTAAATGCCCATACTTGGCCTTCATAGACATTAAAGTCCGCCATATATTCTTGAGCAAATTCATTTTCCGACATTGTTTTTCTGGCTTCTGTAATATCGGACTCGGCAACACGAGGATTCTCGTGGTAAGTTGCTTTTACGGAACACCATTCTGGAAACTCTTCACTAAAGCCTCTGTAGTAAAACTCTGCGAAGTAATTGTTCCTACCCCTTGGAGTAGATATAAAGATTGCTTTGGAGTTTTCTTTGTCTAATGTGGGCCTGAGCGCAACATTGAAAGCATCCCTCCCATCTGTGAGAGCGGCCTCATCGAATATGATGAGATCATATGACCTACCCACCACCGAGTCAACCTGATTAATGGAACCCATACGAATCGTAGAGTTGTTAGATAGTTCAATAACTTTATCTTTTGCATTGTCTCTTAATACCTCTAAATCAAAATGTTTGATTAAATTTCTCTGCAAATCAAATGAGATTTGCGATAGTGAATAGTTGGGGGACATTAATAGTACATGACTGTTTGGTACTAAGCAAACCAGTTGTCCTATTATATTTGAAATGTAAGTTTTACCTTGACGACGAGAGATAGCCGCACATACAAAACGATATTTTGGGTTGTTAATAGCATTTATAATGGCTCTTTGTGAAGTATTAGGCTCTATACCTAATAATTCGAGATACTCTGTTATAGGAAGTTTTATAAAACGTGACTCTTGTTCTACGTCCATTAAATAATTACTGACTATATCTGTACGACTAATTTCTATCAATGTATTGTCTCGTCTGGGAATATGTTATCTTCTGAATCTATAAGTAAATCCAGTTCTTTTAGTTTAGTATAAAGGTAGCAGTAAGTGGCTGATACAGTTTTGATCTTCTTCTCTGCTGGTGATAAGTCTCTGAATTCTTCGACTTTCATTAAATCTTGTAGCATTTTTCCTGCATGTACTATGCCTTCTTCAAGCCATAGCTTTGTTCCGTTTGCAGTTGACATTATTTTCTCCTTCTTTTTAATCCTAAAGTTCGTTTTTGTGATTTTGGTGGACGCTTTTTAGAGCCTCCTTTGCCTGCCCAAAATACTTTGTTTGCCCAGTAAGCAGCGGAAGATTTTCCTTTCCTAATGTTTCTTGCATGTCTTGCCTTGAAACTTCTTCTTGCTTCTGGACTATAGTTGTGGCCCATTCCTTGGGCTCCAAACCTAATAATCTTTACTTTACCCCCTACTCTTACACCTACTACGGCTTTCTTAGTTTTGTGGCTTGGGGTTTTCTTAGGTTTGTTAAGTCCGCTAAGACCTGCTCTTTTTAGCCTTGCTTTTTCTGCTGCTGTTAGTGCCATTCTTCATCCCTATAAGTAAAGATTTCTTTACTACTTTGTCGAGTCTGCCCGACTTCATAAGTTTATTTATTTGTTCTAAGATATTATCTTCTTCTCCTTCTCGTCAATATAGTAGAAGGTGTTTTCTTTCCAAACTTTGCTCTTTTAGGGTTGACTGTTTTACCAAATCTTGGCCCTACTGCTTTTGGTGCTGCACCATAAAATCCACCAGGTGTGGACGTTGGTGACTTAGTGTTTACATAAGTTCCAGCTGCTGCATTTAAATCACGAGTTAAACCTCTTTTCAATACATGCTTTCTTAGCTTGGAAGTTGAGTGGACGCTTGGTCCGCTTAAAAATCCGCCTTGTCTTGCCATTTTTAATTCCTATCTACTCTTAACGAGTACTTTGGCTTATTAGCCTGTTAATGAGAACCTTGTTATTTGGGGTTCTCGGTAAATTTAGTAACTTTTTTAGTTGGCAGCCATACTCTAATTCTAAATGAACTGCCGCTTTTAATCTTTGTGATAAATCTAATAGCTTCTCTACTTCGTGAGTTAGATTATTCATATTTTACTTCTTCTTTCGACGTCTCCGTTTAGTAAAAGTACGAACGTTAGTGGGTCTTCCACCAACGCCTTGAGGTACTGCCCTCTTACGGCGAACTGCCGACCTTTTCTGAGCTTTGCTCATTGTTCTTGCACGTGCTAAAGGCACACACTTAGGGTATCCTTTTCGTGAGGTTTTTGCTTTACCCCTTCCACAAGGTTGATACTTACCTTTTTTCTTGGGTCTGGATATATCCACCCATTTTTCTTTAAACCACTTTGATAATCCGCCTTTAGGTTTAGCCATCTTGATGATGATCCATATCTCCATCTGCAATATAATTTGCAGCTGAAACTACTTCATACTCTGAAATTGCTATTTTATTTGTAAACCAAGTAGGTAAATCCGCTTCTGGATTATCTAAATGGTCTAATATCATTTGTGAGTGTGAGATTATGGTTTTACAAGATTTTATAACAGAAGCGGCATCTGTGTGACCGCCTTTCTGTACTAATACGAATTTTCCGTCTTTTAAAAGTTTAGCTTCCATTTTTTGCTTTCTGTTCAGCTGCTATCAATTTGTCCTTGATATCTACTGACCCGTCCCAGTTCTTATCTTTCCCTGTGACTATGTTTAATAATTGTGTTAGTTTAGTTTTAAACCAAGTTTTCATTTTTTTCTTTTCCTTGCAACGCCCATTCTATATTTTCCGCCACGTTGCTTATATGTTTTTACTAACCATCCGTTTGCATAGGCACTCGGATAGACCTTAAATTTTCTTTTTGCTGCTGCCTTCACTCTTGCATAAAGTGCAGGGTTTGTTGGCACTGGTCTTTTCTTAACTGCTTTTCTTTTTCTTGCCATGTCTTAGTTCCATCAGTCTTGCCCTGTCTTGCTGTATAATTATACGCTTCGGGGCTTGGTTGTTGCCACCTTTTGAAAAAGATGGGTGTGACCATAAGTATTCACAAGTGTTTTGGACTTCGTTTCTATGTTCTGTAATAGCGTCCATGTCGTCAAGAGTATAGTCATCACCCATTAGATAGATAATCACCTCCCATGATTGTTTATTCCAGTTAGTCTCATTTTCTAATAACAAGTCATCACTGTAATCAACAAAATTTGTAGTACCTGCTATAAATGAATTATATGACCAGGGACATACTTTATTTAATTTCCTAAAATAAAATAACCAAATAATGTAATCTGGGAGAGGTTTAACCTCTTGAACGTTTCTTTTTTCCACCCTTTTTCTTTTTACCTTTTTTCTTCATTCTTTTTAATATTGCTTGTTGTAAAGCTTTTGGTAGTTTTTTCTGTTTAGCAGTTAAAGCCATTTAGTACTCCTATGTCCAACGAGGGGGTTTGTCGGGACACTCTGCCCATCTTATTTTAGTTTTGAGGGGCATAAAACAACTACAAAGTTCGCAAACTTTCCACTTCTTTAGATGAGGACATTGTTTACAAATTTTGTATCTTTCCTCAGGTGATTTCTTTTTCACCTCAAGGTTTTTGGTAATTTACTTCTTTTGCTTCTTTGAAGATTTGTCTTTCTTGCAAGTCATCTTTTTACTCTCGCAGATAGTGGTGCGGCTTCGGGCTCGGCTCCTTTACCTTCCTGTACTGTTCCTGCTTCTACTTGCTTGACTGCGTCTTTTAACGCTTCTTCTATTGAGTTAGACATCTATTCTCCTTTAAGTCTATTTAATGCTATTTCTGCATTTTCTAATTTAGTGAAACCGTGAGTTTCTCCATCAAAATCAAAATAAAAGAGTCCATCGTTCTCTTCTCTGATTTCAACACTACTCTTTGTTTTAGTAGCTTTTATGTCTTTGGTTTGATAATCTTTTTTCATATTTTCTCCTAACTATGCATTGAAAACATAGTCCATATTATACCAGCTCCAGCAACTATTAAAGTTCCAGATACGCTAATAAGTATTGTTTCTATTCTTGAGACTTGATTGTCCATACTGGTGAATCTTCTGTCCGCACCTTTTTCCATGTCTGTTATCTTATTGAAAATAGTTTTCCACCGTTCGGCGCATATCGCTTCATGTTTTGCTAATTCTGCGGCCACCTCGTTAACATCCATATTATTCCCCTGAAATCTGTTGAACTTTTTGTTCTTCAATAATTATACCAAAATCACAGCTAAAAGTCAAGAACTATTTTCTGATGGTATATATTTTAACTGGTTCGGTCTTTCCTTTTACCGTAACTTCTGCTAGGAACTCGTAGTCAAATCCGTCAACTAAACTGTGTTCCGATATGATTAAATCTGCATCGTACTCCTTGCAAGAGGATTCTAGACGAGCAGCTAGATTAACGGCATCCCCAAGTACACTATAGTCGAAACGAGTACTAGACCCAAAATTTCCAACAACACATGGTCCTGTGTTGATTCCAGCCCCTGTGTTAATTTCGTCAAGGCCTTCTTCCCTGAGTTTTTCATTTAATTCTGCTAATGCTATTCTCATTTCAATAGCGCACTCTGTGGCTTTTCTTTCTTGTTCTTCTACATCTAAGGGAGCATTCCAAAAAGCCATGATGCAATCTCCCATATATTTATCTATTGTTCCTTCATGCTTAAGAATTATCTCAGTCTGATTGTCAAGAAAGCGGTTAATTAAATGAGTAAGACCTTGAGGGTCTTTTTGGTATTTTTCGGAAATTGGTGTAAATCCTCGAATATCTGAAAAAAGAAAAGTGAGTCGTTTTGTCTCCCCACCCAATCTCAGTAATGTGGGGTCGTCCTGTAATTTTTTTACCAAGGCCGGACTAACGTACGTGCCAAATTGTTGTTTAATTTGCAATCTCAACAAAAACTGCGTAATGAAATTCCTGAAAGTTATAATACTCCAGAATAAAAACCCGACTAAAATAGTGCCAGAAACGTCAACCAAGTAAGAAGATTTCCACATCTCCAGGGTAAAGTAAATAAGGCCTCCAATAGTTATAATTAAAATTGGAAGTGATAACCATATACGAGATGCAGTTGCCCAAAGTAATAGTAGAGCTAAAAGGGCGGCTCCTAACTCTACTGCTACATTCCATGTCGGGATGGATGGACTGTTCCCCTCTATTAAAGAGTGGAGAACGTTTGCTTGAATTTCGTGCGGATATACAGCTCCTTGTGCTGTGGGAACTGGGTTAGTTACTCCTTCCGCTGTAACCCCGAAGATAACAAAAGGTGCAGGTATTGGATTCTCCATATACTCTGCTGCGGTTTGTCTGTAGAATTTAACATTCTGTTGAACCCAAATACGTGCATTTGCATCTGTAGTTACGGTTGGGTAGCTGGGTATTCTTAACCACTCTACTCCAGATTCATTAGTCTTAATTTGATAACTTGGGTCGCCCACTGCGAGTCTTAGCATTTCAAGTGCAAAACTTGGGTAGATCTTATCTCCGCTACCTACGGCGACGGGCATGCGTCTGACGACGCCGTCTAGCTCTGGACTTGAGTTTATTAATCCCACGCCTCCTGCGTTCAGTTGTAGTACTGGTAATTGTCTTAAAATTCCCGGATAGTTCAATAGCCATGGTAATGGATTCTCCCCTAATTGAGCAGTACCTACATGAGGCCCTGACTCAGATGCTTGTGTTGAAGCTGTGTAAGCTAACACTGTTGGTCTAACTGACATAGCAGATGCTAACTTATAGTCATTTCTGTTGTCTCTTAAATCAGGGTCGGGCATTAATAAAGTTAGTCCAGATACTCCTTCTGTATTCTCTATCATGCTGGCAAATAAACTTCTTGGCAGAGGGTATCCTCCGTAAGCTTCTACTATCTCTTCGTCAAGGTCGACAAGAAGTATATTTTCATTTTGAATTGTTGGGGATTTTGACATTAAGTAATCGAAGGTACTTAATTCAAGGATTTTAAAAGGGTAAGGATTCCAG